ATGCTTCATCGCTTCTATTATATATCCAACTTTTCCCAGTTCTTTCCGGCATGTAAACATTTATCCAATCTCCAGCAGCAAATTCGCTAGCGTCTGTAAATGGAATTGGACCAGGAGATCCACTTGGGCTAATATCACTAGTTATTGTTGTTTCTGGATTTGGATTTGTTCCAATAATCTCTACTTGATTATGAGTATTAGCTCTTACATATAGTCTATGGGCATCTGTATTAGTTCCTCTTAATTCTAAAATAGATCCTGGGTCCATTCTAAAATAAGCCCCTGTACTTGAACTTCCTTCAGAAAAATATGCATTACTTAAAGACTGAACGAACAAATAACCATTCATACGAAGCATACATCCAGAACCCTCAAAATGCAGCTTGCCATAAACATTACTATCTTCATATCCGTTTGTTGGTCTATGATCTCCAGTGACTGCTACTATGTGCTGCCTAGAAATATTAAATGTATCACCATCTCCAGGTACTGCGTTCAAATCCCATGTAGAAGGATCTCCGAATGGTCCGCTTTGCGTACTTGTGTATGTAGCCATATTATTCCTCTATTAGTGGTTCTGACTCTGGTATTTTTATTTCTAGTCCTGCTAATTCAGCATATCTACTCTCGTCACAATGTAGCTCAAAAGACATTGAATTTTCATTGTTTAGCAGAGTATGAGGGTTAAACTGTACGAGAGATTCATCCCCAGGATATTCTAAAGTATCAACACTAACTGTCCCGTTTTGTTTATCTATATTAACATATATAATCATTTATTTCTCCACTATAAGGTCCGGAACATCTTTTCGAACAGCCGTAAAGCTCCAAAAGAATTCTAATTCTCCTAATGTTTTGCAGCGATGACCCTTAACTGTAAATGTATTTTTGGCCAGATCAATATCATCTACATAAAGAGTTTTGTGGTGTTTATAATTTGTGATTTGAATACTGATATCTTCTTCTCGAACAAGTTTTTTCATATAGGAAGGTAATTTTATAACACAAACACCTTCTTTGAGCTTGTCTCTTCCTGTAAGTCTTACTCCGTGATATGGAGACTCTAAAGACCCATATTGTAATTTTTTCCCCTTCTTTGTGGGGTGATCAATCAAGAAGCTCTTTGTAGAAGCAGCAAGATGTCCGGTTACTGTGGCATCGCTTCCAAAGAAAACATCTCCGGTTATATTTCCAGAACCTGCTACATCTAACTCATAAACTGGATTAGAATTTTTAACTCCAATATTATCTTGAAAATAACTTATTCCAGCTGCTACTTGCAGTCCCCAATTTTGATCTGCCCTCTGAGCATATCCATAAAGGGCTACGTTTCTAGTACCAGACCCATAAGCAGTAGCATTGATTCCATAGTTTGTGCCTATGCTTTTATTGTTAAATGCTTTAATCGCTTGATTGCTACCAGCAGTATCTCCATCATCTACATAAATTCTAACTTTACCACCACCAGTCAAACCATTGTCCCTACCAAACTTTGCACTAACCCCGTCTGTATCTAGATGAAGAGTAGTACCATCAAAAGTCATACTAGTTGTAGGTTCCCAATAATCAGCCCCACTATTCCAAACAAGAAGATTATTATCTACTACTCCACTAGTATTTACATTATGTAGATCATTGATGCCGCCCGGATTTGTTATTCTTACTAGCAGCTCTCCATTATTACCATCTTTTAAAACAATAGCAGTATATATTATATGTTTTGGAGGAACTTTAGTTAAACCACCAGCAGTTGATGGATCTAAAAATAATATATCTCCCTCTACCCAAGTTTCACCATTTGGATTTAATGCAGTATTTGATGATCGTAAGTCTACTTTTCTTACATGACCAAAATGAACAACATATCCTAGATCTCCATTATTGAGTGTTTCAGCTAAAAGGCCGATATATCTAACTTCCTCTACACTTAAATCTGCTACAAATTTATCAATCTCTATTCTCTGACCGCCAGCATTAACGCCAGCAGCATATACTGGCTGACCCTTATATATTGTCCCGCCACTTAGATTAATAACTCTATAAAATACATCTTGTCCAAGATGCGTTGTAAGAGTATCTGTTAATCCTAAATCAAGTGTACCAAGAGTATCGTTCCAGTTTAATTGACCTTCAATTTGATCTATGTCAGCTAAAGAAGAATCAAAGAAAATTTCATCAACACCACTAATCGTAGCTGGATTAATAATCTGGCCGCTTACCCCGGCTACAACAAGCCAGGGCAAGTCATCCCATAAATTAGACCCATCACCTATTTTTACATTATTTACAGTAGTATCCCAGCCTAGCTCTCCAGATGCTAAAATTACATTATTTGACCATTGGGTACTAGTACCACGACGTAGTTGTATACGATTCTTTACGGGCATAATAGGGCCACTTTCTCTGGTTTTGGAATATTCCTAAAATAGTACTATACCTTATTAATACACTATTTATTGTAGTTCATCCATAGGAGCAGTCCAATCTTCTCCACTTAAAATTTCTAAAATTTCAGCGTGGGTGTATGGACCTTCTTTAGTAGAGAGCCCCGAAACGCACGCTGGCATCTCACCTTCCCACTTTACGAAAGTTTTTGTGGAATCGACGCTTTTTCTCACGGTCTCCGCACTCGTTTCGAGAACCGTATCAAAATCAATAGCATCTAGTTCGCTAACATTAAAAATCATATAATTTCTATTTTCGTACATAATCATCTCCTTCATTTGTTAATGTAAACTTGTTTACTTATAGGCCAAAGCGGCCTTTTGTTGCCTCAAAATTATTATTCACTTCATCTGCTGATAGCTCTTTACCATAAATCCTAACAATACTTGTATAGCCAGTGCCTCCGTATTGTGTATCAACAGTTGCTTCTACATTCTTATTTACAGCGAAAGGTCTGGTGCTACCTGGGCCTAAAGGATTTCTAGCAGATACACTGGTTGACGCAACTTGTTGACCATTTCTATATATTCTCATTCTAGAATTTGCTCTTGAACCTGTACCAACAATATGATACCACTGATTTGTAGACCATCCAGATGAATATAAAAATTTACCGTCGTATGCCCATTCTAATGAAGATATATTAACTCCATTTCCAGAAAAACCGTCATACCATATGAGACAGTGATAGTCTGATCTGTCAGTAGACATAAGTCTCTTTTGTGCCTGTATTAGAGTTGGGTAATGCCAAATTTCATATGTTAATTCACCAGATATGTTGTATAAAAATTTACTTGGGTCTGTACTAATTTCACTAACGCCAAAAGCCAATCCGCCAAAATCATTAACTTGCCAATATCCATTACTATTCCAACTAGTATTTGCACTTGTAGAAATAAAACTTCCGTTATAAGTGTACGGAGCTAAATTGTATATAGTTGTTCCGCTGCCAGGATATGAATTACGATCCGCTGCATCTAAACACAACACCAGACCATCTGTTACTATTTTTGGACCTGTTCTGTAACTCATAATCCGTACCTACCTTTTGTTGCGTTGTAGTTTTGTAATATTTGTTCATCGCTCAATTCTCTATCATAACAGGCAAATGTATATATGCGTGTTGTGTCGCTATCTCCAGACAAACCCGTAAGTCCAAGTGGACCAGAATTTGTTATTCCTAAATTATTTGCTCCACCAACCCTAGAACCTATTTTAGTATCATTTGCCCACATTTGACCCCCGCCTTTATCAACATCAAATTGTAATGACATAAAAACCGTTTCATTTAAACTCATGTTATAATAACTAGAAATCGTTCCCCAATTACCTCCTCTATTAGCATACCACCCTATAAGTCCTTCCATGTGAGGAGTGGTTCCATTAAAATTATGAAAATGATATAAAACAAAAGAAGATGTGCTTGTGCCTCCGTCTTTTCTAACAAAACGAGTGGAGTATTGAGTACTATTACCTATTTTTTGCCACCATAAACAAATAGTTATTTTAGTAACATTATTTGACCAATCAGCTGTGTTATAGTTTGCACCAGAAAAGGCCGTTCCAGTAACTAGGTCTTTGATAGATTGACCAGGAGGAAGAGAGTTAGGATCGGCTGTGTCCAAATAAAGAACAAGCCCGTCTTCTACGATATCTGGCCCACCACTAATTGCCATGTCTCTTCGCTCCTTATTCTAGAGGCCAAATCGGCCCTTGGTTGCTTGGTAATTCTGTAGAATTTCGCTATCCAACAATGCTCTGTTATAAAACTGCACCAAGGCACAACTTCCAGCAGTATAACCAGTACCTAAACCTGGACCCATTATTCTAAAATTATGACCACTAGTATTATTAAATTGACCGTTTAAATTCTTTTGGCTTTTATACTCACCCTGGTGAAAAAGTTTAATTTTTATACCAGTAGCGTTCCATACACTACCAGAAACACCAGCGTATCTCCATGTATCATCACCAAATATTCCAGCATCAGATGGATATTGGTTGGGGGAGTTACTTGTGTCCGTTCTACAATTTAGGGTACGATTAGGAGCTATTAACAAATTCCAACCTTGCGATCCGCTGCTGTAGGCTATTAATGTTTTAAAAGCAGTAATATTAGCTTTAAACCACCCTAAAGCGGTAAAATTGTTTAATGGTAAAATATCACTCAGGCCAGGAACATTAATAAAATCATTACTGCCATCAAAATTAAAAATTCCATTGTTATTATTCAAATAGTTTGGACCATTTAATATTTGTCCATTGTGTGAATTTACAGAAATATCTGTCCATGTACTACCGCTTCCAGCGTAGCTATTCTTGTCTGCTGCATCCAGACACAAAACGAGTCCATCTGTTACTATTCTGGGGCCGTAATTATTGCTCATAGTCCGAATCTTCCTTTTAGGGCTGCATAATTTTTATCTAATTCGTCCATAGACAATGCTCTATTGTACATTAATATTGTAGATATCTTACCCCAAGGTTGTGACGGCCAACATATTCTATAATTATTGATGCCAGAACAATTATTTCCAGCAGTATTAGTAGTTGAATTTCCAACCTGTGTGCTGCCATCAATATAAAATTTATTAGTAGAACCATTTTCTCCAAGAAGAGTTAACATATTCCATCTCGCTTCAAGACCTCCAGTTTCAACATTATAGCCGCAGTCCCTAAAACCTCCTGCAAGATTAGAATACCATCCTAGTTTATTTGCTGTTGATACAATAAGTGGATGCTCTGAATCTCCTCTTACTAAAGTTCTCCAATTAGATGGTGAATCTTTCATATCATTAAACGAAATAACAGTATAGTTGTCACCATAATATAGGTTTATTCCAGTCTTATCTGCATATTCATTGGTAGCAAAATCCAAGGATTTACCATCCCAAGCGGGAGAATTGTATAGTATGTAATTTATATTGTATGGGGCTAGATTATACCAAGTATTTCCACTACCAGGATAACTCTTCCTATTCGCTGCATCTAAATGCAGCACTAATCCATCGGTAACTATTCTGGGGCCGTTTGCGTAGCTCATTTTCCAAATCTCCCCTTTAATGCATTATAATTCTGTAACACTTCAGCGTCTGTTAAATCTCTTTCATACGCCATAATTAATCCCATTTGCCCAGACCAATAGCCACCTGTATACCCAGTACCAAGAGTAACACTAGCACTAGTATTTGTTAGTGTTCCATATGAATGGCTATATGTAGCAGTTCTAGATCCATCTTTAAACCATCTATGCTCTGTTGTATTCCTTACAGTTCCCATGCAAATCCATTCGTTTCTTGGTGTACCAGCACTAGCTCTACCTGCATATGGACTAGAATTACCCCCAGCATCACCCCAATAAGAACTTATGGTATTATTAAGTTCATGAGTCCATGTGCCATATCCACCATAAGCTTGATTCCAAGGATTTCTTCTACCAACTTGAGTAGCTGAATGATACATCCATATTAATAATGTTTGTGCTGTAGCCCATCCGTCAAAATTCGTCCCCGTATCAGTAATTGCCAAATAATCATTAGTTCCATCAAAGCTAATCACATTACTACTTATTGAAATGCCGTTTAACATTATACCATTATTTCCACGACCAGACAAATCATATAGCGTTGTTCCAGAACCTGGATAGCATTTTCTATTAGCTGGATCTAAATATATCATTAGTCCATCAGTTACTATTCTTGGTCCATATAAATTTGCCATTATAATTCTCTCCTATACATATGCTGTTCCATTCCAAGCTTGTTTTCGAACTCTAACTGAATAGAATCCACCATATACATTATTATTACTATACAAAGATGTGTCTACATAGACTGTTTTACCAGTGCCATAATTTACAGAATATAAAAGAGAAGAGCCATTATAGTGTTTTAAAGTGCCATCGGTATTGTAAACAATGTATAGTTTTTCATTTGCGTTCCAAGTTTTAGACGGAGTGATACCCGCACCATTGTTGTAAAGAACAAAGGAATTTTGTTGATATGGATAAGCAGCATAATCAAGAGTATTGTAACTTGAGTTAGATGTAGGATCAACATTCCATGATATCATAGCGTAGCTTTGACCATTATTACTAGCCGCTGCGTTTTTTCTATATTCTATTGTACATGGTGCGGTAAAGCTGGTTGTACTATAGAATTGTCTGTTCCATCCAGTACTACCAATCCTAAACATATCAACATTTTTACCGCCATTATTACTTATATAGATATTTCCTGAATTATCTGTAGTATATGTTACATTCTCATAGTCTGAAAGATCTTCTTCTGGGTATCGACCTTTTAACGCATTGTAATTATCTTTTATTTCTTTATCTGATAATTGCCTATCATAAAAAGAAACTTTACTTATCTCACCATCAAAATTCTGGTTAGAAGCACCACGACGACCTATTTCTGGGAGAGTACCATTATTTTTGATCGGTCCTGTTTTATTAGTATTTGCTGTCGTAACTAATTCTCCATTAAGATATCCCTTAACTTGTCCAGATGTTCCACCATTACCATAACGATTAAATGTCCATGCAAAATGATACCAAACATTTCGACAAATAGAATCTTCACCTATTTGTGCTCCTCTAGCATCTCCACCAGAACCATCAAACCAAGTATTGTCTGACTGCCTTAAATCTATTCCAACAGCATTTTTATACTGAGCTATCCATAATTGAGATTCTTCAATATATAATTGATAATACGGTGAAGCCTTAGCTGGTTGCATATTATGAAATTTAACAAACGCTTGCCAAGTAAATTCATCTTTACCGGCAACAATAGATTCCGATAAACTAAAATAATCGTTAGATCCGCTAAGTATAAACTTTCCTTTTCTAGCTGTAGAAAAACTGGGACTATTAACGAGTGTAAAATTTCTTCCACGACCAGAAAGATCTTTCCAACTTGAACCAGTGCCAGGGAATGATTTTCTATTTGCCGCATCTAAATGCAAAACAAGACCATCTGTTTCTATATCAGGACCGCCATAAATACTCATGAGGATAACTCCTCTCTATTATATGAAAAATTTATTTTTCTCATACTCCAAACCTCCCTCTGGTGGCGTTGAAATTCTGACGAACTTCGTTCGCTAACAATTGACGATCATATAATGTTACTTGGGACATATAACCTTGCCACGGTTTTTCGTTTTCGTATGGTCGCCATCCTATTCTAAAATTACCGCCATTTGCTTGTGAAGATAAAGTCTGAGTTCCATTAAACTTAGATTCTCCATTGACATATATAGTAACAGTCTGACCGGGATTCCAAACAAAGCCAACATGCCACCATGTATTTGTAGTTATAGTAAAACCAGTATCATTATCTGTGGTTTGTCCATATGCTTGAAATTTTAAGTTGTTGCTTGTGCTTTGTAATTCAAAATCTCCTCGATTCTGGATATTATTAACTAGAGCATACCAACTCCATATTTTTTGTCTAGCATAAGTTGTAGTATAAACCCAGGCAAAAAAACTATTTCCATTAGCATCATAAGTTCCTGTAGGTATACCAGTATCGAAATAATCATTTGACCCATTCAATTCAAAACAGCCTCCATAGAATGAGCGTGGTGCTGGTCCACTTCTATATATGTTATTTTTTGCTGGACTAAGATCGTACACTGTAGTACCACTACCAGGATAACTCTTGCTGATAGCAATATCCATACAAAGAACTAAACCATCAGTTGTTATTTTAGGACCATTTCTATACGCCATTATTCTCTTCCATTAAAACCCATGTTTGATTCTCTTCGTCCCAATAGTATTCAGCATCATCTTCAGGATAAGGAACTGGAGCTTGCCAATCAAACTCTTCGTTTAAAGTCCAACTGGGAAAAGGTTGTGGTGGGATAAAAACATCATTTTCCTCATTATAATTATACCCTATTCCAGCATATCTCTTGCGGAAATTGCTATTGTAGCTGGTTTGCTTCCATGTTCCCGCTAAACCAAGCTGGTTGATGAACGCTTGCCCACAACTTTCGCTTGAGGGAAACTCTCCTCCACAGCAATTGTCGTTGCTTACTACTATTACTTGTTGAACAGTACCGTTCTCGTCTATTTGTGCAAAGTGTGCCATTATTCCTCCTCTATACTTAGAACTTCTACAATGTTATAGAAATTTAATTTTTGTATAGCTTCTTCTTGTGAATTGGCTAATACGTCTGTAATCAATAAGATTTCTTGAGTTTCCTCATCACTTAGATCAAATTTGTCTATAATTTTTAATGTTATCGTATACTTATTCATAATACTGTTAATGCCTTCATATGTCTATCACTTAATATTGTAGGTACGCAAAATATTTTTTTATAGAAAGCATCAGGATATAATGCAATACTATTTATGGTACTTGTGTAAGTTGAATTTGCAGCAGAGTTTGAGGAGTAGACCGATCCATTATTCATACAAGCTTTTGATCCTAAGCCAGCCTGATATGTAAGTATGCCTTTATTATTATCGTCCAATATAGGAAAACTACCATAATCATATGAGGCCTGTCCACTTTTTCTAAAAGTAATATTAGAATTATTACTATACTGTCTAAATCTACAAGTCGTTGAAGTAGGCTGGATGGCCATGTAGCTTGATATAACACCAACCTTAAAATTGTTTAATGGCATTGAAAACTGACCAAATAAAGACAATTTATCGTTTCCATAGGTTCCTAAAAAATTAGTACTAACATAAAAAGAATCATTAGAGTTACTAGCTGTAGATGTTGTAGTTTTAACATAACTTCTAGCAGTTGCCTGATAGGCAAAACTGATATTTGATTCATGCATAGTCATTGCGCCCCATATGTATAAACCATCTCCAGAAGATCCGGTGATAGAATTAGAAGATGTAGTTGGTGTGTATGTTACAGTATAGGTTTTATTAGTAAAATTATCGTCTTTTACACATAAAAAACATCTATACCATCCATTCCCCATTCTCATTATATGTTTGTATGTATATACTAAATAATTACTGTTAGAATCATTTGATCCTGTAGTTGCATTTGTTAAGTTAAAATAGCAAGACAAACTGTCTGTTCCATTCTCTATTTTTATATTTAAATATGAGCATTCATCCGCTTTAACCATAACAGATAAATGAAAACATCTTCTATTACCAGTATTAGTATTGACATAGCCTGTTGTGTATGATTGACTAACATTTCCTCCAGAAGAAGATATTGATAATTTTTGAGCATTATTGATACCATCTGGACTCAAGACTGATGACGAACTTATGGTTGATGACGTTTTAGTCCATACGCTTTGACTAAAATCTTCACTATGTAGAAATACATTATTTCTCGAAGATTCTATTAGTAAGCCTTTATATACTAAATTGTCATTACTATCATACTCATATCCAAAACGAGGTTCATTGACACTTGCTGTTTGTAAATACCCATTACTTCCAATATATGTTCCTATGGAGTTACGAGTATACGTTACGGGACCACCTATTGCTCCTGAATTTGGGTTTACTTCTTTACGTCTTTCAAAATCTCTATAAAAAGTAGATTGTAAACTTCCATAATTAATTCCCATTATAATCCAAACCTCCCTTTAGTAGCATTATAGTTGTCTTTAATTTGTTTTTCTGATAAAGCTACATTATCATAAACTTTTACAGAAGCTACGTCTCCCAGTAATGGCAGGGCACCATATTGATAATTTGGAACAATAGTGGAACCTATTCTAAAAGGTAGTGGATCGCCATAGTATTCAAGCGTATTATCAACAAGCGTATTAGTATTATAACCCTGCAATTCACCATTGAGATAAACATATGCAGTTTTTACAGAACCATCCCAAACTAATGTTCCATTTACCCATTCTCCAGAAGCATAAGAATTATTTGCAGTTCCAAACAATGCTCTATCTCCATTATTATCTTCTATATTAACATAGAATCTATATGTTGAATTAGCGTGAATCTCAATAGTTGCATTGTATCCTCTAAATGTTGTAAATAAAGCCCTGTTTGTACTACCGTCACTATTATCTCTATACCAAATATCTATACTAAATTTTCCACCAGCTGAACTAATGCCAAGATTACCAGCAGTTACAGGGGTTTGTATATATTGATTACTTCCATCAAAACTAAAATAACCCTTATTACCTGTACTATAATCACTTGGTCCCATATTCTCTAAAGTACCAACAATCTTACTAGTACTTAAACCACCAACTCTACCACCAACAGTAAAAGTACCACTACTAGTAAATACATGAATGGTATATCCTTTTCTTGTAATTATACTGTCTCCACCTGTAGCTTTTTGTGGGCCTTTATATTTAATTATTACAACTCCAGAACCACCATTCCCCGCAGATCTACTACTGTAACTAACATTATATCCTCCTCCTCCTCCACCAGAACCTGTATTAGCCGAAGCATTTCCGTTTATGTTTGCATCATTGGAATTAAAACCTCCACTACCAGCACCACTACTACCAACTCCAGGTATATATGGGCCTCTATAACTTCTGACGCCACCCCCTCCTCCACCAGCAAACCATCCATCTTCACCTAAAGATCTACCAAAAGAATAACCAAAATACCTACCTATTCCACCATTTCCTCCTTTGCTATTAACAACAAAAGCATTCCCGGCATTGGTTCCGACTCCTCCTGCTCCACCACCACCAGCACCTAAATCTCCATTGCCGTTATTACCTCCATTATTACCCTGTCCAGAAATTCCTGTTCCTCCATTGTAGCTCCCATTTGCACCTCCTCCTCCAGATCCTCCGTTTTTTGTTGTAGAAGAAGTAGCTCCTCCATGATGATCTCCACCGCCACCTCCAGTACTAGTAACGCTAAAAGCTGAACTATTACCGCCAACTTTACCGTCTTGACTACTAGTATTCCATCCCGTGCCTCCAGCACCACCAGCACCAACAGTAACTGTATAACTTCCAGTAGATAAGCTAGCTCTAGTATACCCATGCAATAAGCCACCAGCACCACCACCACCGCCAATAACGCCACCGCCGCCGCCACCTCCAGCAACTATCAAATACTCAACAGGAAGGCCATTAATAGGATACGCCCTATCACTCACAGCACCAGCAGCATCTAGATTAAATACTAATCCATCTGTTACTATATCGGGACCACCTTTTACACTCATATGGAGAGCTCCTTACTATGGTGTGCCCCCATCTATTGTGCAGAAGGTGAGAACTGTTGGTGCTGCTGCACTTACTCCACTAATAGCCACAAGACCATCTATTCTATTGCTACTTGAACCTAATTCTACTTCTGTTGTTCCAAAAGTAACACTATCATTTTCTAGTTGTAGATTACCAACTCCGCTCGCCTTGATAGACACAGCGCCAGTAGTCACACTAAAATCACCGCTATCAAAACTAGCTATACCTTTTACAGATGTTGTAGCAAGAGTATGTGTGGTTGTGTTTACTGCTGTTACTCTTCCGTATGTGTCTGTAGTAACAGAAGAAACAAAGCTATTAGTTGGACCAGCTGTACCATTTGTTCTAGATACTGAAGGCAGTCTAGCTTCATTTAGTGTCCCGGACGAAATATTGCTGGCATTAAGATTTGTCAGAGAACTACCATTTCCACTAAATGTAGCACTAATAGTTCCAGCACTAAAGTTTCCGCTAGAGTCTCTACTTACAATGGTATCTGCTGTATTAGCTGGAGTAGCATTACTTTCAACTGTAAATGTTGCTCCTTCTCCAGCAGAACCACCAAGAGTAAGGCCAGACCCATTTACTGCTACAGCAGCAACATAGTTTCCTGTAGTATCTGTACCAAGAGCAACACTGTCGGGCTGAATCGTGGTATTTAGAGAAAGACTAACATTGCCATTAAGATTAGTCCAAGTTAGATTATCTGAACCAACAACGTCTCCAGTTAGAGCAACTGTGATAACAGGATCGGGAAGATCTGTGAAATTATCCCAATCTAGATAGTGTGAGCCATGTTGACCATCTAATAGATCAGCATTTAGGTTTGTAACAGCAGTAGTAGATGTTACAACAAATGGAGCTGTACCATTTGCAACTGTAGAAATGAATCTATTTGCTTGGAAGTTTTCTGACCCAACTTCCCATCTACCATCAACATTATCCCAAACAAGTTGTTTATAGTCACTTGTTCCACTATTTCTTACTTCAAGACCACCAGTAGGAAGACCACTGGTATTTACTCGAATAATATTGTCTCCGATTTCTACAACAGTAGAATTAACTGTGGTTGTAGTACCAGCAACAGTAAGATCACCACCAACCGTTACGTTTCCAGTTGTGGTTAGGGTAGCTGTTTGAACATGATCTGCTGTAACAGTTCCTGTAGCGGTTACATTGCCTGCCGTTAGAAGATTAGTAGCAGCATTATAGGATAGATCCCCATCTGTTCTAACGGTTTCATTAGTAGCAGAACCATTGTCTGAATCTACAAATGTTAGGTAATGGGTTCCAGTGTCTGTTGTAACTGTCTTAACTTGGTCAGCACTACTAATATTACCAACAACAGTACCAACTGTAAGAGTATTAGTACTAGGATTATACGATAGTGCCGTATCTGTCTCTATTCCTTGAGTTCCAGTAGAACCGTCTACAAAAGTAAGATAAACCGTTTCATTTGTACCATTATTAGCAGTAACTGTTACGTTGGTTGCTTCTGTAGCTGTATCTGCATTTCCTGTTACGTCACCAGTAAGATCTCCAACAAAACCAACGCTAGCATAGACGCTTGTACCACTAACTACAGCAGCACTATTAGCACCTATAACTGTTCCATCAATACTTCCGCCATCAATATCTACACTAGCAAAAGAAGAAGAACCAGTAGAAGTAACATCTCCACTTAGGTCACCAGAAAATGTTACTGCTGTTACTGTGTCTGTAGCCGTAAGATTTCTTATTCCATCTATATCTTTACTAGAGTCCAATACAACAACTCTATTTGCACTAGCAGTACCAGGAACAACCCCAGAAAGATATCCTAGTTCAGTAAGGCTTGCTTTAACCTTAGCGTCTGTTATATTATCCCAGATATGGGTATGAGTATCATCTAGAACTGCTGTACTAATTGTAAGCGTGTTATTACCGCTATCATAAACAAAATTAATTCCAGTACCAGCAATAAGCTGTGTATCAATATTTCCGCTAATTGCTGCATCCCAGTCATTAATCAATGTATGATCAATTCCTGTAACTGCTATACTGTATACTTTATTACTGCTTTCTGTGGTTTCTGTAACTCCAATTCCTGTACTTTCTTCAACCCTTAGTGTCATTCCTGTTACACTAACAGTGGTAAATCCTGTAGGGTCGTCATAAGACTTATCTATACCAAAACCGCCCACAACACCACTATTACCGATAATATCTTGAACACCTTCTACATTTAAGGATCCACTAGAAGTCGCAATAAAATTTGCCAACCATGTTTCATCAACACTCCATGTTGCGTTTTCCCATGAGCCAGAACCTCCTACAACACTATCAAAGACTATATTAATACCACTGCTTTCTACAAAGTTTGTAGAATTTAAAGGGACAGAAGTATAATTAAGATCATTCCATGCTGTGGTTCCATCTCCAATCTTAATTTTCTTTGTGTCTGTTTCAAATCCTATTTCACCAGAATATAGTATCGGGTTTTGAGATGTCCATAGAGCCGCTGATCCTCTTCTTACTTGTAATCTTGTATTAACTGGCATTTGTATTATCTCCGTTTATATTATGGTGTTCCGCAATCTATTTCATCTAGATATGCGTCTAAATAATCGTCTAAACCACTGATACTCGTAACAGGTATATTGTCTGGTAAATCACTGATTAATATTGGTCTTGTGCATGTATCTATTTCTAGGTAAACATCGTTAAGATCAGCACCAATGGTACTTTCTATTTCCAGAAGATAATGACAACATTCTTCCATATTAACAACTCATATTGCTAGAGGATAAACTAAATCTTTTGACAATATTAACATTTCCAAAAATTAATCTACTAGTATATTTACCTCCACCACTATACATATCGTCTGGACTTTGAATTTCTAAGTCATATCTTGCTTTTTTAAACGTCCAATCATTTGTTGTCTCTGCTGGTATCATTAAAGTAATTTTACCATTGGGACCATCAATACTAAACTTATATACACTATAATCTAAATTTGTAGTATCAAATATCATTGTTGTGTTGGTGTTGGTTTTCATTATCATTCTTGCACACCAATCGGTTAAATTAATGATATTTTTATCTGAATCTTTATAAGTAATAGATAACTTAAAAGATGATCCTTGTTCGATATTGAAATCATACTGGGTAGCTGGCATAGTCTTTCCCTTATGTTAAAATGTATACAATAATATATACACCTAAAAAAAAAGGCCGGCACTATGGCCAGCCTCTTTTCTTTTGATTATATGAAGTTCTTATAGAGTACCAATAAGTGCTCTACGATTATCTAGAACTGCAAAACCTTGCTCAGCCCATCCGTAGAAACCTGCTCTCTTCTGACGATGAAGTGTTTCATCCTCAAAAATTTGAACTTCTTGACGTACTGGCATGATAAAGCTGTCTCTCTTACGAAGATCGAGACCAACTACGATTTCTTCATCAGCACTCATTGGAGCTGATAGAACATTCTCATAGAATAATTGGTATTCTTGGTCTTTACCAAGTTCGTCTAGATCATGAAGATTAACACCAAAAACTCTATTAACGGAACCATCAGCAGCTGTATAGATCTCACGACGAGTAATTTCGTCTACTTGATCTAGTCCCCAGTTGCGGATATCTTCCATTGCTTCTGGTGAAACATAAAGATCTGTTAACATACCACGATTATTACTGGTGCTGTTACCACCACCATTACGACGCATAACTGTTTTCATAAGAGAAACTAGTCTCTTTGTGAACTGACCTAAATCAGCGTCATCGTCATTAACATAGATGTTACGATCAACAGCAGCAGCAAGAAGAGTGTGCCAGCCATCGTCGTTCATTTTCTTAACAAATTGAGCCTCTAAAAGCTCCATAGCTCTACCAACTACATCCCAACGAGCATCGCGGGCATACTTTAGTAGATAATCAATGGATGCGCCAATGTCATAGGTTGGAACCATGACATAGTCACCTTCAACATGACGTTGTGGAATATATCCATGATTAGGGATGGTATAAGCAACAAAGTCTTTTTCAGTACCTGGAGCTAAGAAATCTAAAGGAAATTCTGGGGTGGCACTTTGATCCAATGATATTGGTTCAAAAATTCCATCTAGAATATCTCCATTGAGAATTCCTTGACGTAATGGTAGCTCTAGAGCCTTAGCAAACTCATAATTTGCTGCTAAAGCTTCTTCTCTACGAGCTGATCCAGAACGTTTTAGAAGTTCTGTAAGCTCTGGTGTTGGATTAAATCTATTTGCCATTGTATTCTTCTCCCTTTATCATGTAATGTTAATGTCTACTTTGACGTAACCGTCTAAATCATATGAGCTTAAAAAGCGACCAACTTGAACACTGTTGGTGCTTGAAGTTGTTAAATAACCTGATGGACCTAAGTATGCTGGTGTTCCACCAAGAATTGTAAGACCATTTACAACTTGATCAGTTGTAACTTGACCTTGACGAAGAATGGTAACCTTGCTACCTTGCTGTACTTCGTCTTTGTGCCAATTGATGTGTTGTCTAGTTAGGTCTAAATTAACAACATCATTTAGTAAAACACCTGCTGGTGCTCTACCTGATTGGTCTGCTGCATATGTTACAACAGCGTCTGGGTCGTCCATGCTAATGCCTGAACCAACTACGCTATTGCTATGAACTACAACGCCACCTCTTTCGGCAACTTCGTTCATAAAAAATGAAATATCTGTATATGCTTCAATACGATCTGGTTTTAAAGCCATGTTTACTCTCCCTTACTTATTAAGTGTTTTACCTAGTCTATTGGAAATAAAATCTACTAAAGCTGCTCTAGTGTTTTCTATGTCGCTCTCTGCTTCACTACCTACACTTAGATCAACATTATTCTCTGGTTCGGCTGTTTCTAAAACTTCTGATAAATCTTCTGAAGCTTTTTTCTTGCCTTCTTTTTTTTCTTCTTTAACGTCATCTTCTGATGATGGCATCTTTGGCTTCATAGCCGCAAGAAGAGAAACCATATTATCAAAAGCTTCGTCGTCTAATGACTCAAATTTTTCAACATTAGAAGCAGCTGACTCTTCATCAAGACCAGCTTCAAGTAGAGAAGCCTTGCGTTTCATCATGGCTTCTTTCTTCTTCATCTCTTCTTCTTTATCTTTATAAGCAGCAAGAATTTCGTTTGCAGCATCAAGTTCTGCCTTCATCTTTTCCATTTCTTCTTTCTTTTTCTTCATGTCTTCTTCAGACATTTTGGCAGCTTCTTCTTTTTCTGTTAATGCTGTTTCTAAAGCAGTCTTTGTTTCAGCGTGAGCGACACGCTCTGCTTCAAGGGCTACTTCTAGCTCGGAGGCTTGAGTTTTAATTTCATCACGAGAAGCATAAGCCTCTTTAACTAAATCTGTACAATCATTCATAGCTTCTACCTTATTTTCGGGTTTTGTTTCTTGTTCTGAACTCATTACGGCCTCCTTTATATTGGCTTGATTAGAAAATACACCTATTTCTTCTAAAGAGCTATTTTTTTCTATCATTGTTTTTTCTTCTTCGATAGGATAACTATCTTTCGTAAAAATTATACTTTCAGGATTAGCAGGCTTATTAACAAATCCCTTACCACTAAAAGTAATGTTTCTTAATACCCTACCTATCTTATAGTCTTCATGTTCTCCTGCGCCACCATATGATCTTAAATGTTTTGTAAGAAATGCTGTTGATTCATCTCTAGCTAAAACTTTGAATTCACCGGTTGACTTATTGACTAATCCATAATCAAACCCATTAAAAAAACATTCCATACTAACATACTTAGTACCGTTTTCTATTTCTTGGATTAGATTATCTGCTCTGGACTTAAGTTCTGGATCTGTAAATCCTTCATATATTACAGAAGAGGTGAGGATATGAAATTTTTCTGGGAGATTTTCTACTGGCGTTTTTTCATCAATTAAAATACCTTCTTCTGTTATAGGCCAGTTTGCAGTAATATGTCCTACTATAGAATTTTCATCATGCTCCAAATTAGTTGGCTTATGTACTGGGGTATTTCTTGCTGCCCAAACCTCTTCCTTATCAAATACATCATCATTCTTATTCCATGAAGTGGTAACAAGAATTGATTGAGTGTAATATAGATCTTTGTCTTTTAGTCCTGCTACTGTTTTTAGCTCTTTTTTTTGTGATGCAGAAAATGTGTTGTCTGAACCTTTCTCGACAAGACAAGCGTATGTTACTGAGGCCTGAGCTTTAATTGTTTCTTCTAGGCCATCTTGTTTTTCTTGTTCAAATATTTGCATAGTATTTCTCTTAAATTTTGTAAATAGTTTGTATTACACCATAGCGTTATAAAAATAAGCTTTCGTAAACTTAACTTCTTCTGCTGTTAATTGTCTATCTAACTCATTTGCTATATTTTTATTGATTATAGAAAACTTATGACATATGTTTTTATTTTCAATACTATCTATAGTATTGAGTTTGGATAAAACAACTTCTTTGGTAATCTGTTGTTGTGGCTCTAACGAAAAAAAGATTTTTGTCTTAATGTTCTCTGCTTCTGAATATTCCAACGAAGACAGGCTTCTCATGTTTTTCTTATTGTAAAAACTAAGCATGTATGGATTTACTAGTTCTGAAATTTTTTCTTGAGCCTCTATAGCCCACAACTGTATAGTTGCTCCTGTTTGAGGTTTGAAAGTTCTTTCTTTTCTTTGCTCTGTGTCTTTAGAATTTTTAGGTCTACCTTCTCCAGGTTGTCCTGGTTGTTTATCTGATATTTCTGTTTTCATTGGAGTGTTTGCCATTTTCATTTCAACACTAGTCATTTCTCCTTGTTTCTTGTCTTCTAAAGATAGACCAACTTGACTAGGTGTTGCTAAACCAATTTGTAAAGCAATTTTACGAAGAGCATTATTGAATTGTGGATCATGCCAAGGTCCAGCTTTTTGAATCATCCTATCACTACTTCTTTCTCTGTTCTCTCTGTTTAATCTACTCTTTTCTGTGTCTGGATCAAAACCAAATACTCTCTGCACTAATTCATCGCTAACGATATTTCTATCTGCTAGTTGTAATAGTAAAGCTTTCTCTGCTTCTTCATTACTAAGATCCATTCTATCAAATTCAATCTTAGCAGCAACCCTAAAACCCATAGCTTTCTGAACAGCTTCTATTTCTTGCTGCCAAAAACTCATTAACACCCTACGACCATATTGTAGTCTTTGTGTTAATGTTTTAAGACTGATAAAATTATTAGTAGTACCAGCAGCACCAAAAGTACCAGTAAGAGTTGGTGGAATTCCAAGACCTGCATAAATACTATTTAAATGCGGTGCATATTTTGCTTCTCCTAAAAACTGATGAACATTTGTTTTACTTTCAATTAACTCGATATCTGGACCCCAAACAAGATCCATTGTTCCACCACCAACATTATTTTGTAGAATATTACTAAGTTTACTAGCAGCAGCAGACGTTGGAGCAATTTTATGATCTAAACTTCCAAGTTTAAATATACGAATATTACTAATAGCTCCATCAAGAGCAGCAAGGTCTGCTAACTTGAGTTTTTCGATAATATTAATATCATCCATAATACTGTATATAATTGGAAAGGCCCATGACTTCCAATCATCTTTTTTATAATGGAATACTAAAGTTTTATTCGGATCCAACATATATGGTTTTTTGCTTTTGGCTGCTTCTATGATAGGTGCTGGTAGTTGTTCTATCACACTTCTTTCTGCTTCGTTTTTTGGTTTATTAATAATTTTTCTTAACGAAGCTGGTAATGTTATTGAATACATTTTATATCCAACAAAACTAGATAAAGATTCTCCAATAATATCAACACAAGAAGGGTCTATGAAAGTATACTTCCAAGGAATTTCTCTTTTTTCTATGTTGTTTTTTTCATCATAGTTTATATTAAGATCTGCAGCAGTTGCTTTGTACATTGAATCTGCTACTTTTAAACTAATTTTGGCTGTTTGCCTATTAATAACAACATTACCTATTCTATAAAGATTGTTTAAGAACCTTTCGCTTCTTTCTTCTCCTCTAACTTTTTTAAACCAGTTGCGATAAAATCTTTCTATTCTTTTGTTTGGGTGTGTTAGTCTTATTCCTTGGCTAGCAAAGTCTCCCATAAGATCAATAACATTTTTAACTAAGCCAACTCTGTTATAGATCATATCAGACTGTTTAAAGATATGCTTAAGCTGTTTTGGAATAGCTTCTTCTGGTCTAAAGTAATCGTAATCACTACGGGTTAAACCTGGTCTTCCGCTTGTTGGTCCATCTAGATTGGAAAAATCCATTCTATATCTACCATTATTAGCAACTGTTCTTTCTATTCCTCCAAACTCATCTAAGCTTTTAGAGGCTTCGTTTAACGCAGCTCTTTTATCATTAAGATCTTCATCACCCCATGTAACATAAGCGTTTTCTGAGATAACTTCAGCATCAGGTATTTTTGGATTCTTCATATCTTTATCTGTAATAGTATTGTAATAGTATTGTTGCTATCGAAGTATAATTACATACACTTTTTTTAACGATATACTCCTTTGTAAATATCCATATTGGCTGTATTAGTAAACCAATTTGGTCCTTTATACATCTCTCCATCTTTTTTCTTCTTTGGAATAGCTCTTAGATTAGCTCCTATTACTCCATAATCAATACCAACTAATTGTCTATTCATTTGTCTCGCAATCATATTAGCAATAACCAAAGCGCTATACCGGTCTTTTCTAAGTTTTCCTTTTTTACCATTTGGAAGTTTAACGTCTGGAGTATCCCATTTATCTCTTCCTCCAACACCAGTGCTAGTCTGAGTCATTACAATTGTTGTTAATTCATCTTTAAGTTCTTCTATCTCTAATATACATTCACTTTCACTATCATACAACTTATCTATGTCACTATTTACAATATCTTTTCCTTCTTTGTCTAAAGCTAAACCTAAAGAAAGTTCATCAAATCTTGGAAACAATAAAATTTTATCTTCTAAGTCTTTTCTCAATCCGTGATTTGCTTGTGCTGTCCATTCTGCTTTGGCAAATTGTACTAATTCTAGTATGTGTAAACCTTGTTGATCATCAGTATCTTTTGCTTTATCTATATCTATTATAGGCCATATTAGTTGTTCTCCTTCGGTTATTTTACTGGGATCATGCAAAGCTTCTTCTACTGCAACACCTCCTCCTTGTGCATCCATACCTATACGATAACATGGAAACACTTTCATTAGATTTCTAATCTTCCTAGCACAAAAACCATAAAAATCATGTTCTCCGACCAAACCTGTTTTTTGTCGATCTTTAAAATTACTTCTATTGGTAGTCCAACAATATACTATCCTGTTATGGTCTGGATGTATTTCTAAAACAACTATACTAAAATTGTCTTTTTCGGAAGCTGGGTCAATTCCGTAAACATATTGCTTATTAGCATTTCCTTTTGTATTAACATCAAAAATGATTGGCTTATCATTGATTTTAATAGGATTATTTTCTTTACAAACACAACTTTCTATCAAACTTCTTTTAAAGAATCCATCGCTATCTTCTGTGAAACAAGCGGCGTATTCCATGTTGTATATACCGGTATGAATCGTAGCTTTGGCTCTAGCAACCTGTTTATCATCCATGAATCCTTTAGGTATCAATTCGTAAGGGATTCTTACTATGCTATAATCATACCAATTAAAGTTATCTGGTACATCTTCACCGAAAATTTCTTTTAGCTTATGAGGATCTCCACGACTATTAATAATGGCTTTGTATCGGTTCCAGTAACTAGCAAAATGCTTGAAACTATAGTCTGCAGTTCCACTAATAATAGCTTGGTTTCCTTTTTTAATTTGAACTGCTTCTAGCTCATCTGACCATAAACCAGCTTCACGCATAGCTTTTTTACGAGCTTCTTCTTTAACATTTTGTATAGGGCTAGCGCTTACTGCTGCGAATCCTGCCACAACCGTTTCATAGATATCCGGACTAATACTAGCAAACTCGTCAGCAATGATAATATGCGCTCTGAGGCCTCTAATCTTGCTTCCGTCACCCATAGGAACAGCAATAGTCCAACTATCACCAAGACGAATAGTACACCTGTCAACATCTCTTCTCGGCCCATCATCATTGCTACTAAATATACTCCTTATAATAGGACTATTACGCCACATATTTTCCATATATTCGAATATAATCTTACTCTGTCGGAAAGCTGCACCAACTATAACTATTTTTGTACCTGGAACTAATATACACTTCATCATGCTATAAAGAGCTAAACTAAAAGATTTACCAAAACCACGAGACGCTATAAACATCGGAAATGGCCTATACCAAAATTCTTGTAATAAAGCAACCTGTATCGGATGAAGCTCTATTCCCATGAGTAGTTTAACGGTAGATCCGAAGTATTTAGGATTTCTTAATAATCTTAAAAGATGAAGGTCAGGATTTTCTATATCTTCTTTGGTTCTACCAAATAAAGGATTATCCGGAAGTATTAATTTATTAACATCTCCCAGATTCAACCATGCGTCTTCAAATATCGATTTATCCTTTGTATTTGCCATATATTGTTCTCATAATTCTAACAGCCATTTTTTCTGCGTTAGCAGCGTCACCACAATAAATTGTTTGTATATTATAATTGATATTTATAAGTGACAAATATTTAAGAATATAATTATTTGATACTCTCAATTTATTCCATTTATCTTTTGGTATATCAGACCCGATAGGAAAATTATACACATCTTCTAGATCAAATTCAAATAACATAAACCGATGAGGTATTTCACTCAATCTTTC